TTCAAATAACGCGGCAGATTGGACGCCACGCGATTGTTTGCAACATTTTATAGAAAAGATGGATGAAGGGGTTATTAATCCTGAAGGTCTAATAATTTGCTTCTATGAAACTGGCGAAAATGGTGGCGCTGTAGTTAAGTTTTCTAATGCCATGCCAAATGTCATTATGGCGGCTGGCACGCTTGACCGAGCTTTGCACGCGCTTTCTCCACCTGCAACTCCACTATGACAGAAACGGAAACAAATAGGGTTTTGCGTAATAAAAATCCTAATATGCCTTGCCGACAACCTAGAGCTATTCGTAAGTCAAAGCTTAGGATGCGGTATAAAGATGAACGCTTGACAAATGAGATAAAGCGAACTAAAGAGAAGCTTGAAATTCTACTAGAGATACAAGCTGAAAGAACCGGGTAATGAACATTCGTAAATGGCTTGGCCTTTGTGAGCATGATTGGTCTATTGAGCATGGCATTGTTGAACATTCGCTTGCGGGTGTTGAACCTAAAGTTGTGACTGGCTATACCCACGTTAAAGAGTGTGTTAAATGTCACGCTGTTAAAGGGTTTCGCATATGATGATGCAGCAAGGAACAACTAACAATTTTCGTTTTAGCTCTGGCTTAGCCGGTCGCTTGGAAAAGTGGCGGCAAGTTGATATGGCGGTTATTCCGCTTAATGGCTATTCCTATGCTGTCTGTGGTCGCGGTGTTGCTCGCAACGTTGCAGCTAGTCGCGGGGTATTCGGCTTATGGCGAATTAAACGCAATGAACGTTAACCAAGCCTTAGAAAAAGCTGTTCTTGGCTTTCGCGTGCGCCATGATGGTATGCAGAAAGGCAGCTATATTTATTATGAATTTGATGGCTGGCGTATTCAATTTACTAACGATGGCCGCAAAGGTTCTAGCTCTGGCTGGTGGGCCGACGAAAGCGATAAGCGTGATGATTGGTATGTAATTGGCGAAAATATTGACGCTTGGCCTGACTTTGTGCAAACTAATTGGAATGTTGAAGCGGCTGTTGACGAAATAGTTGAAGAGGAACCTATTTCTATTATAAAAGGTGAAGCATGGCCAAGCTTGAAATAAAAGATTTACCTTGGCGAGATATGGCTAGCGCTCCACGCGATGGCACTATTATTGCTGTCTGTTATCATCCTTGGAATATAAAAAGCAATCCGCTTAAAATACACGCTGCCCAATGGCTAGTTTCAGGCGGGGGTTTAACTTGGGAATGGCGCGAGCCTTATCAGCCTGATACAAAGGTTTATGCTGATGGTTGGCTAACATTTGAAGAAATTAATAAAGCTGGTTTAGTAGCTGATTATGAGGGAACCGGGTAATGGCTGAAAAAGTTGAAATTGGCACGCATTTAGCAACTTTAAATCTGTTTCGTGAACCTGACGGAAAGGTTTATATTACAGTTGCTGAAAGCAATGGCGCTATTGCTGAAATGAAAGCTAAAAGATTGTTGGGTAAGCCTATTGACTACGTTGAAGGTCTAGTGTATGACGCTGCTAATTCGACTTTGAAAGCACATAGTAGAGGCAGACCAAATGAACATTCTAGCTTTTGTAGTGGCCGCTTCGGCGGTGACGATTAACCCACAGCTTGAACGTAAAGCTGAATTGGTTTATGCGGCTGCGGCTGGCTGTGATATTAAGCTAACGCTTAAGAACGCTCCGGTTGCAACCAATGACTATGAGCGCGGCTTTCTTGCTGCGGCTTGGGAAGCCGGTTCTAAGCTTAAGCTAACGGCTAACCAGTGCAAGCGTTTGATTAAAGATGCCAACTCCTAACCCTTGGGATTATGCCGAGCGTAGCGGCCTTGAACACGCGCATCAAGCCGCGCTGTTCATGTGGGCAAATATGGCGGTTAATTTTGGCCGTATAGCTGCCGACACAAGAGCCGCATATACTGAAGCTGGTCGAGCGCTTAAAATATCTGAAGGGACTAACGATAAAATCCCACAGTTGCGTTGGTTATTTGCTGTGCATAATCAAGGGCATGGTGATAAAATTCGCGGGGCGCACGCCAAAGCTGAAGGTGTAAAAGCTGGCGTATTTGATACTTTTTTGCCGGTGCCTATCGTTATTCCCGGCGCTCATAATGGCGCGTTTCCAGCTAAACATTACGCAGGGCTATTTGTTGAATTAAAGGTTGGTTATAACCAGCCGTCTGCCGATCAGTTAGCGTTCCAAGCTTATGCCCGGTCGATGCACTATGCGGCTGAAATAGCTTGGGGCTGGATTGAGGCACGCGCAAAACTGCTAGAATACTTGCAGCTACCCGTTGACTTTATCGGTGAATAGGCGCAGACCTTTCTAAGCCGGGTAGGCTTCACAGAAAGGGAACGTAATGGGTTATTACCTCGCGGGCAAAGCTGTTTATTTTAAAAACGTATCTGAAGCTGGCAATTCAGATAATGTTCTAATTGCCGATTGTGAAAGTGAAGAAAAAGCTCACTTTATACTTAATAGAATTCTAACTCATTCTTCCAATTTTATTCGTGACGCTATTGTAACTTGTTCACCTGACTTTCATGGGGACAAGGTTAGCAAGGCTGAATTTCGCGGTAGGCTAAACGGTGCAATAGATGCGCTGAATAAGCTTGACCAAGTGAAAAAATCGTTGTTTTATGGCCGAGATAATAACCTTATCTCTGAAGGCCAGAGCGATGCGTCATTTGCCGTTGCGAATTTCGGTGGCGCTGACCATGCTCTTACAAGTAATATTGCTGCTAACATTATTCACGGTATTTTAGGCTTTGCTACTGAAGCTGGCGAATTGCTTGAATTACTGAAAAACGCAATTAATGGTAACGCTTTTGATTGGGTAAATTTGAAGGAAGAGCTTGGCGATGCCGCGTGGTATGCGGCTATTTTGGCTAACGATGGCGATTTTGAATTTGAAGACTATGAGCAACTTATTATTAAAAAGTTGCGTAGTCGCTATGCTGATAAATTTACGGCTGCGGAAGCAACTGACCGTAACCTTGCTGCCGAGCGGGCTATTCTTGAAGATGCTGAAGAACCTCTTGATAATGAGGAAGCCTACCCGCCGCCATCAAATCCTAACGGTGATATGCGCGATGAAGGCGATATGATTGCTGGCGATGCTCCGTTGGAATTGCAGCCTACTCCAATCGCCAGTGGAAAAGAGGCTGTTGAGGCAGTCGAGGAAAGCGCGGACGCGGCTTTTGACGCGGCATTAAATCGCACAAATGATAGCGTTGAAGCTCCCGGCACAACCGGGACCGGCGATAGCGAGCTTGCCAAATCTCCCGCCGCCCGTAAGCGGCCATTTCCCGATGAACATTTGGCGCACCAGCCGGTTCGGCCTGAAGACACAAAATAGGCCGGGATAAAAAATTTGCTGGCGCTGCATTTTTTCTATTGACATAGTTTTTGGTGGCGCTATTATCCGAGTTGTTCCAATGAACCGGGAACGGAAAACGGAAAGGGTTGAATATGAATAAGTCTCTCTTTGTTAATACGGCGTTGCTTGCTGTTATGGGCATTGCACCGTCTTTTGCTGGCGCGGTTGGCGCTGGCGGTAAGGGTGCTAATAAGAGTGGTGAACGCCAGCCTGTTACGGCTCGCGGTGCCGAGCTTATGGCGCTTATTGCGGCTGAAGGCGAGAATGGCCTTATGCTGACGCAGGATGAAGGGCTTGACCTTGTTAACAACGGTTTTGCCACGGTTGATACGTCTGTGACTGAAGGCAATACTGCCAAGGTTACGCTGACTGAAGCGGGTGTTGCGGCTCTTAACGCGAGTGGCAATTCGGCTACCTCATATGAAATTGAGGATAACGTGCCTATCCCGCAGAATTCGGCGCGGCGCGGTCGCACTGGCGGCTATCCGTTTGAGCAGCTTGGCATTAATCAGTGCTTCCACGTTGCCGCTAAGGATGGCGAGGAACCGGCTGATGTTGCGGCTCGTCTTCAGTCTTCGGTTAGCGGCGCACGTTCGCGCTTTGCTGAAGAGACTGGCGAGAATGAAACTGTTACTCGCAAGGTCTATAAGAAGAACGCTGACGGCTCGTTTGCCAAGGATGAAAACGGCAAGCGCGTTGTTGAAAGCACTGAACAGGTTACGCGGCCTAAGACTAAGATTACTCGCGACTTTACCGTTAAGGCGGTTGATGCGAATGATCCCAAGGGCGCTGGCGCTCGCGTCTGGCGCACCGCGTAATAGCCTAGCTCTCTTGACGCGAGGGAGCAAAGGGAAGCCCCTACGGTGTATGCCGTGGGGGCTTTTCTTTATAGGCCGGTTGGGATACAAGCCAGAGCTTAGCCGTTAGGAACCGGGTGACAATGGCAGCTTCAAATTTCAGACCAAGCTTAAGCCTAGTGCTGGCGCATGAAGGCGGGTATGTAAATCATCCTGCCGATCCGGGTGGCGCTACTAATAATGGCGTTACTCAAAAAGTTTATGATGCATATAGAGATTATATGCATTTACCGCGACAATCTGTTAAGCATATTCTTGACAGTGAAGTTAGCGATATTTATAATAAACAATATTGGCGCACAATCAAAGGTGATAGTTTGCCTTGTGGCATTGATTATGCTGTCTTTGATTTTGGCGTCAACTCTGGCATTTCAAGAGCTATCAAATATCTACAACGCTTAGTCGGCTTTACTGGCGATGATATTGATGGCGTGCTTGGTATGGTTACACTGGCGGCTGTTGAAGCTAAATGCGTTGAGAACACTGAAGCTTGTATAGCTCAATACTGTGCTAACCGGCTAGTTTTCTTGCGCTCTCTACGCACGTTTCCCACATTTGGCAAGGGTTGGACGCGGCGAGTTATCGGCTATCATGTGGGCGTGCAAAAGTCAGATAGCGGCGTTATCGACTACGCTACGTTTATGGCTAGAAATGATGCTGCTAGGGTAGCTGAATTGCCAAGTCGAATTGAAGCACCTAAGCCTGTTGCGTCTGATACTCCTGAAAGCTACTATATCGCGCCACCTGTCTATACAATTGCCGATGTTCGGCGGCTTGCTGAAGATAATGATAAGTTAGCAGCAATTATAGCGGCTGGATAAAATGGACGATATTTCAAAAGCCTTACTTGAACAAGGTGTTTTAGGATTAGTAATTTTATTGCTAATTATTGCTGTTGTTTATCTATTTAAAGCTCACCAAAATATTCAAGAAAAACGAGTTGTTGAAAGTCGCGAAAGTATTAAGGCCATTGAAGCTAACACTAATACTCTTGAAACTTTAACAGAGGTTTTGCGGGAAAGGGGTAAGTAACCGCAATGCTTGAAATTTTAAGAAAGCTTATTGCAATGCTCGGTTTTAGCTCTAAGCCAAAAGCTGATTATGTGGCACCTGAAATTAGTCGTGCTGTTCAGCGCAACGAAGTTGCACAAATTAAAGTGCGAAATGAGTTGGAAAAAATAAAAATGAGTGAAACGCTTAAGGCTATTACGGGGAAAATGAAATGAGCTTTTATGCGGCTGTGCTAGGCGAAATCTTTATCGTCTTTGTATTTGTCTTTATAATTTGGCTTAAAGTTTTGGTTGAAGCAATTGGTGCTAAAGATAATACGCTTTCTGGCCGCAAACTCTTGATAACTAGCTCTGGCTTAGTTATCAACGCTTTTGCTGTAGCTGGCATTATGGTTACTAGAGCGTATGAGCTTAGAATAGGAGCTTGGCCTTATGTTCCATATGTTTCAGCGTTCTTTGTAATGCTAGGTATTGCTGGCTTTTTATGGATAATCAGCGCCAGCCTCGGCAATAGCACTAGACTACTGAAAGCCTTTTTGGTAGTATCTGGATTGTGGGTATCGTATTGCGCCTACAGTAATTTTTAAGAGAAAGGAATTAAGATGCGTAAGCTTATTCTAATTGCTTGTGCGGCATTTATGGCGGCTTGCACTCCGTCAACCTCTACTGACGAACCTAATACTAATAGTAACGTTTCTACTAACGTTACACAGCCGGGTAATTGCGGCATTGCTAGCAATACTCTTGCTGATGAAAAGGCGCTGTTTGCCGCTGAAACTGCTTATAACGTTCCTGCCCATGCATATGTTACGGCTGACGCTACTGGTAAGCTTCCAGCTAGTGTTAAAGCGCAGGTTCGGCCTCTTCTCATTCAGGCTTATGATGGTCTGAAGCTGGCTAGGGCGGCTTATGCTGCGGCTGACGGATGCAGCCTTAATTCTTATAGTAATTTGGTGGTTTCACTTGGCGACCGAGCTAAGGCGTTGCTTCCAAAGTAGTAATTTTAATATAAATCATATTGGTGGAAAGGAATTAGGCTGATGGCCAAGTTTGATGCTAAAGGAATTCTAACCGGTCTTGAGAATACTCTTAAGGCGGTTCAGGATATGATGCCGGTTGCACAGGCGCTTGGGCTTCCGGCTGTTGTTGCAAATGTTTCGACAATTGCAATTGCGGGTATTGCCGTGGCACAGAACCTTTTGGAGCGTGGCAGTAATCTTAAAGATGCTCTGTCAACTGCCGATGAAAGCAAACTGCGGTCAATGATTGGCGAGCTTCAGAAGGTCAACGATACGCTGGCCGGTCAGATCGCCGCCGATGCCGAGGAAGCCGCTGAAGAGGCTTCTAGCGGTGCCGGTGGCGGCGCTGGCGGCGGCTAAGGCGCTTCCTTCCGTGCGAGGGGTTAGGGCGGCTTTCCTTCGGGTTAGCCGCCCTTTTATTTATATTTGAACAAATCTGTTGCCTTAGCTGTTGACGCCAGATAGGATTGCAACCGCCATGTGGGATACGCCGGTTCCTATCTTTGAGGATGAAGACGAAGATAAACTCATTGGCGAGTTTGTCCGGCTGTCGGCGCTTTACCCGCAATATGAGCCGTTCCAAATAACCGCTGAAGTATTTAAGGGTTTAAAAGACCCAACTATGCGGGCAAATCAAGCGGCTATGATTTGGTCTAAAGACTTGTCAATTCTTGAACGAATTAGACAGGCTAGATTAGCTGGCCCGGCAGATCAAACTATCCAAAACAAAGAACAACTTGAAGCTCGCATTAAAGCAACAATTGAAGATACAACTTTACATTCGCAAGAAAAGAAAGTGCGAATTGAAGGTTATATGAATTTTGCGAAGCTGAAGGGTTGGGTTGATAGCGATAGTGGCGACGAAAAGCGGCGCGTGCCAGTTGTTATGAATTTTGGCATTGATCCGCGTTCTCAAACGCCACCTGTCGCTAATGCTGCATAGCAATTTACAGCCTGAACCGCAAGAGCGGCTTTTAACGGCTCCTCAATACGAGCTAGTTACATCAACTAAACGCTACCCTGCAATGGTGGCGGGTTTTGGTGCGGGTAAAACTGGCGGACTAATAACGCGAGGTATGAAACTAAAGTTTGCATATCCTGATAACAATATTGCATACTATATGCCTACTTATGACCTTGTTAATACAATTGCATTTCCAAGGTTTGAAGAGGAATTAGAGAGCTATGGCTTAATTGAAGGTGAAGACTATAAAACAGTAAAAAGCCAAACTCCAATGATTAAAATATTTGGCTGCGGTCAAATAATTTTTAGAACAATGGATAGACCGCAACGAATTATTGGCTACGAGGTTGCCGATAGTTTGGTTGACGAGCTTGATACATTAAAGACAGATGATGCGCAAATGGTTTGGCGTAAGATTATTGCGCGTAATAGACAAAAGAAAGCTGACGGCTCTGGCAACACCGTTGCTGTGGGAACAACCCCCGAAGGCTTTAAATTTGTTTATGAAAGGTGGAAGAAAGACCCGCCAAGTGAAGAATATCAGTTAATTAAAGCTAGCACTTATTCTAATGCCCACAATTTGCCTGACGATTATATTAATGATTTGTTGGCTGATTATCCTACAAATCTAATCTCGGCTTATATTGATGGTGAATTTGTTAACTTAACTACCGGCTCTGTTTATACTAATTATGACCGGGTAAAGAACCGTAGCCTAGAGCTTCTAAGAGCCGGTGAGCCGCTGCATATTGGTATGGATTTTAACGTTGGTAAAATGGCCGCAGTTGTGTTCGTCCCGCGTGATAATAACCCTCACGCTGTAGCCGAGATAATGGGCGTATTAGATACGCCAGCTATGATACAAGCTATTAAAAATCGTTGGCCTAATAATCCAATTTTTGTTTATCCAGATGCTAGCGGTGGTAGCCGTAAAAGTCAAAACGCTAGCTCTTCAGATTTGGCTTTGCTTGGACAAGCCAACTTTATTGTTTTAGCAAATGCTAGTAATCCGGCAGTTAAAGACCGGGTATTAAGTATGAATATTATGCTTGCCGGTTGTTCGCGAGGGAAACTTTTTGTCAATGATGCGTCTTGCCCTATGTTTGCAGAGGCGTTAGAAAAGCAAGCATATGACGATAAGGGCGAGCCGGATAAGTCAACAGGGTTAGACCATCCTAATGATGCTGGCGGCTACTTTATTTGTTATCGTTATCCGGTGTTGCATGGTAAAGTTGTTAAGCAAAAAGTGGGCGGTGTATAATGGCAGCTAATGGCGTTAAAAACCGACACAAAGATTATACTCGGTTTCAAGATAAATGGCGGCGCGTTCGCGATGTTGTAGCTGGTCAGGATGCTATTTATCTTGGTTCAACTCTTTATCTTGGCAAATTAAAGGAAGAGGAAGCCGGGGAATATGTTACCCGGCTGAAGCGCACTCCGTTCTATAATGCTACTTGGCGAACAATGGCGGCTTTTGTCGGCATGATGTTTCGTAGAGCGCCGGTTGTCGAGGTTCCAGCTTCAGTTGAAAAGCTACTTGATGATGTAACTATGAGCGGAATTAGTTTTGCTAATTTTGCACAGGACGTTACACTTGAAGACTTGGAGATTAGCCGAGTTGGCGTTTTAGTTGATTATCCGCAAGGATCAACGGTAAATGCTGACGGCACTCCATTAAGCTTAGCTCAAGCTGAAAAGTCTGGCCTTAGACCTTCAATGGTTATGTATAAGGCTGAAGCCATTATTAATTGGCGTTTTGAATTCATTAACAATCGCAATGTTCTAACCCAAGTGCGGCTTTGGGAAATGCAGATTGATATTAAAAATGAATTTGAAACTGAAGAGTATGCTGTAATCCGCGTGCTTGATTTAGTTAATGACAAATATCGCG